ACACAAAGTCCCCTCTTGAGATCGTATTAGTGAATAAAATAAATTATGTCTAACATGTTGAACTACGTGTTTGACATTCCACATATTACAAGATCTGCCACAGATCGATCTAGAGTTTATGTGGAATACTCTGCTTATAATGGCTACTGGGGGACCCCTGTGTGTAGATATAAAGGTGCTGAATTCCCGTGTTCCTCATTCACTGTCTCTGATAAGACCTCTTTCAGGCTGAGAAGTTTTATTGATAAGGGACAGCTTCCGAGATCATGGGGAAAGCCTTTCCTTCAGGTGAAAGGAAAGTCGCCATCATTTTTTGATACAACAATAGAAAAGATTTCTCACCTTAACTTGGAAAGGCAGCTGAAGTGGTCCGAGCCAAATCTGAAAGAGGCTCTGAGCTGGCCTCTGGGAGTTCCCACTTTAGCTTTCTTTAAGCTCTCTTTCGTGGAAAGTTATGAGTACAACTGGGAGGAGAAATGCTTCTTCATGACACTAGTCATGAGATCTGGTGATGGTACCCAAATAGATGATTCATTAGTAAATCTTTATAAGAAGCTGATTAGAGAATTGGGAGAGAGAGATATTCCATGTCTCAATTTCACCGGTCAAAATATAGAAAAAGAAATTGCATATGTTCAGGTCTTAAGGATGCTGACAGCATTGCCCTATGATTACTATGAATCTGATTTTCACTCATCTTTATATGATTATGTCAAAGAACTATCTGAGGTGATCACACCACATCTGCTAGGAAATAGGAAATGGGAGCCACTACATACAATGAGCCCAAGGTACACTAGAATTGCTGATTCATGGGACTCAGATCTTGACTCAGAGGAAGAAATGGAGGTAGACGGTCCAGCTGCCAGGTGGGGTGGGGAGGTTTAGGGTGGGATTGTGATTTAAAATTAATTTAATTCCAAAATTTTGACAAATCACTATATACAAAATTCTTTTTATTAAAACTTACCATTAATCCAATTTAATTTATTTGATCTTAAAACAAACCAATTATTTGCAATTAAGCTAGATGATAGGGGAAAAGGGGCAGCTTATTTCATGTTTTTGAAGACCTTAGCAGCAGCTTTAACTGAGGCTGATGGTTGCATGTTGTCATCAACAATTCCAAGGCTCCTCAGGAAAGCCTTCCTCTGCTCACTGCTCAAGAAAGAGCTGTTTATGGCAGCATTCATGGGCCTGTCAAAAGTACTAGCAACTTCTGACACACTCAGCCCTCTGTTCCTTGGGTTTATGGTCCTAGAGAACTGAACCATGAAAAGGCTGAAGGCATCACAGATAGTTGTTAAGACTTCAGCCGGCAGCTTGGGGTCAATCAGACCAGCAAAGCTAGGGTGCATCATAGCTCTTGGATAATTTTTGGACAAATCATCCATGTTCTTTCCGGTGACTGGGAGATATTCTTCCACATACTCTGTGGCTTGGCAGGTATATCCTGCAAGGGCAGCTGTTACTCTAGAAAGAGTTAAGTCATCTCTGGAAGGGTTTCCCTCCTTAAGAGAATATCTCTTCACGAGGGCTTGAACCATCTTTTTTCCTTTCTCAGACATTTTCACCATCATCTTAGATGGTTTATTCCCTCTAGTAAGGCACAGAATGATCATCTTCTTTGCATCTTCAACCCAGTCCTCACCTCCTCTCTCCATGAGGAGCTCAATCACTCTTTTGGCATCAAACCCTTGATAAGCAAAGGCCTGAACCCATGCCTTAATAGTTTCGGCATCTATCTCGTGGCCAGCAATATCAATAGCAAGCTTTTCATACGACATATTGAATTAGTTATTCACTAGTTAACAATCCTTGAGGAGCTTTGTGTGTACTCTGCG